TTTAGAAGTATTTGTAATCGTTTTACTTCTGTAAACATCTTATTAAATGCCCAAGCAAATGGCATTATAATTAATGTTAATATTACATTCCAAATAATAGTACCTTCAACTTCCATAGCTACCCTTTTGGATATTTATCTTTTATTGATTTGATTGCTTTTTGAAAAGCATCACCACCTTGACCTGCATGATAAATCATATCTAATTGATCACCGATTGTTGGATAATTAGATAATCTTTCTCTTTGATACTTTGCAACTTCCCATTCTGCTTTTAAAGTAGCTATATTTTTAGTTCTTTTTTCTTCATTATCATAATCTGCTTGACCAAAACGAGAAACAAGTTCTCTCCAAATTGAACTATGTGATTCTTGCCATGTTTTTAATTCTGTAAATTTTATCATATTTTATTATGCCAATCGGCAACCTCCAAACATAGAATATCCTCTATAATAATCTGATTGATATCTAGCGACAACTGCAATCGTTTCATTGGCTGATAAAGGAATAACTATTTTTCCATTTTGAATATGGTCATTACTAGTATTAGTGTGAAAAGTAAAATAACCTGCTGAATCAGCGTCCATTTGAACAGTTGTAGAATCTTTCAAAAAACCAAAAGCATTAGTAGTTCCATTTTCTGCTGTGTACATGCTATACCAAAATAGATAAACACCATCTGCTCTTGCTGAATATTTATATGTTGATGTATCAAAACGATTACCAGTATCAAAATTGTCATTACTTGAATCGTTATTAAACACAACTATTGAACCTGCTGAAATAGATGCCCAACTTGATGCACCACTATTTGCACAAAAAGCATCTTCACCAGCAAGTGAAGTTCCACTTATTGTGCCAGTAAAAGCAAATGTATCTGCTAAATTTATTCCTTCTGCTTGTGTTTTTACTAAAGGCATAATCTACTCCTTCGGATATTTATCCTTAACTGCTTTAATAGTTTTTTTCCAACCATCAATACCATTATGATATAAGTCATCTAATTGGTCTGCAATACTTGGATAATCAATAGCTCTTTTCCTCTGATATTCATTTGCATTGTAAACATCTTCAAGTTCTTTTAGTTTTGAATTAATTTCAGTTTTGCTTATAGGTGTTGTGCCTTCGAGCCATTCAATTTTATCAACATCATTATCTTGAACATTTACAACTGCTTTGGAATTTAGAGCTAATATGGCATCAATAACAAGTTTCATATTATGCTCCTATCTCTTGTAAAATAATACAGCCAGTAGGTTTTGAAGCAGCATCTCCATTTTGATTCATATTAAAATATCCAGTTCCACCATCAACCTTAAAGTAAACTCTATAATTTAAAGCACTGGTTGAGCTAGGTGCATCTAACCAAGTTATCATTCTTTGTTGCAGTTGGTAAGTTGCATCATTACCTAATCCACCCGAAGTTCCTATTGCTGTAAATCCATCTCTTCCACTACCAACATCTAAATCAGTTGAATCTCTAAATAAAGTAAAGGTTGTTGCATTATTTGTAGATGGGTAACCTACATCAAACCTTGCAAAAATAAGAACCTTTGAAGTAGTTGCACTTGGTGTTATAGATAATTGGCAGTCTGTGCCAGTGTATGAAGTTGAGCTTGTAGCATTAGATGAAGCAAAATAATATTGTAAAGTTTGTAATACTGTTCCACCACCTGCATCACCAAATGATAAATTACCTGAACCATCTGTAATTAATGCTTTATTTGCACTTGGTGCAGTTGTTGGGAATGTTAGTGTATAATTTTGTCCGTGAGTATGTGCCGGTGATGCTAATTTTATGCCATGAGTATTTAAACTACAATTTAGTTGTAATGTTCCACTAGTGCCGCTTGATGTTCCATCACCTTTTATCTGCAAACCTGCGGCAGATGAACTAGATGCAAAATTTGTCTTAGCATTTGTAACTGTACTATCACTAGGTGTACCAATATCAAGTACGTTACCTAACACAAGAATAAAATCTATCGTATCACTGGAGGACAAAGTGCCACTACTTGGCAAGAATGTAATAGTAGAGCCTGATACAGAGAATGAACTCAATGGTGATTGTATGACACCATTCAAGGATACAAGCATATGTAATGCTGACTCAGGTGTAAATGCCACTGAATCTTTAGTAAGGTTATATGTATTTGTGCTAGAAGTACTAATAGCATCTAGCTTGATATAGTTACCTACTTGTGGTTCTTTACCTATATATGCCATTTTCTAACCCTTTGGATATTTGTCTTTTACTGACTTAATTAAATCTGCCATTTCTTTAGGAAATACCCCACCATGATAAAGTGCATCTAATTGATCGCCTATCGGTGGATATTCTGCTTGTCTTTTTTCAATGTGTTGTATTTCGTTTATTTTTGCTTTTATATCAGATTTTGATATTTCTTTTGTTCCATTTACCCATTCGATATCACATTTATCAATATCATCACCCTTCAATGTTACTTCGGCATTTGGATTAATGGCAAGAATTGCTTGAATTATAATTGCACTGTTATCTTTTGGAAAATCCATATTATGGTCCTATTTCTATTGCGAACATGACTATAGGGAAATCAGACCCAGCCATTAATCTAGCACTAGTTGTACCCCCTGACCCTTTTTGACCAGAAAAAGTATAAGTTTGTGCTGAAGTTGTACTTGGTGAATCTACAACTAAACACCTTCCAGTTATATAATGTTCATGCCCATTTGTTGTTGAACCTAGTCCACTGTAAAATCGTGCTATCAAAGTATCAGATGTACCACCTCTATATAAATTACATTGTAAAATTCCATTTGAACCACATATCACTGAACCTGCACCTTCAGCACCAACCAATATTTTACTTGATGTTGAGCTTGGTGTAATTGATACAGTTTGATAAGCAACTTCACTAGTTGATTGGCTATTTGTAGAACCAGTTGTGACTGCATTTACAACTTGCAAAACTTTTCCAACACCACTTAAAGTTCCAGTAAAAGCATAATTTGCACTTAAATCTAATTTAGTATTTTCGACTGCATCATCTGCAATCTTTGCAGTTGATATAATTCCATCTGTAATATCTGATGATGTTAATGGTACTGAAGTTGGTTGCCTACCTATAAATCCCATGTGTCACCTATGTAATTTCTAATATACTTAATGTTGCATCTATTTTGCCTGTCACTGAACAATCTATTTTAAGAACATCTGTTGTTTGTAAAACCACTTTACCACCAGTAAGTAGTTCTAATGTTGAGCCATTTGGTATACTAACATCTTTGGCTAACAAAACTGTTTCATTTGTTTCTGTGTCACTAGTATCTGAAACTAACTGAACATCTACTGTAACTGAAGTTGTATGTATATTACACAGCATCAAGCCTATTACTATTGTTGTTGTTGAACTTGGTACTGTATATAACGTCAGAGGTGTTCCTGCACTTGCAGGCATTGCTCCATTAGTTTTGACTTTAAATGTGTTTGCCATTTATTATCTCCTTATCCAAGTCCAATCGCAAAAGCTATTGGGTCAGCAGTAACAGCTATAGTGACAGTATCAGTTGCACTAGCAGTTGTTGTTATTCCTGATCCTGCAGCAATAGTTAATGTGTTACCATTTGTAATAGTTTGGCTTGAACCTGATGATCCTGCTACTGTAAAACTTGTCATATCACCATCTGCTCCTGCAGGACCTTGAGGTCCAGTAGGTCCTTGAGGTCCAGTAGCACCAGTTGATCCAGTAGCTCCAGTTGCACCAGTTGCTCCAGTAGACCCAGTAGCACCAGTAGGACCAGTAGGAATACCCAATGCAAAGGTTGCTGTATTACCTGATTGTGACACAGATGCAGTAGCAGATGCACCAGTACTCAAAGTTGATACTGTAACTGCCGCTGTAGTAATATGATTTACAGCTTCAGCATTTCCTGATGATGAATTAAATCCTAATATTTTACCTGCTCTATCAGCTTTGAGAGGCAATGTTAGAGTAGCTGTTGAGTCATTATCTAGTAATCTTACTGCTCTTGAGTTTTCATCTTGTGAATCAGATATCATTGTAATCAAAGTATCTAACTCTGTATTAAGTTTTGATATTTCAAAAGCACCAGAACTTGGAAAGTCTGTAGTTCTTGACAAAGGTATATCACGAGTGATGACAACGGTACTGCCACCAGTAGCACCAGTGACAGAAGTTGTTACAGTTCCAGTAGAACCACTGCCACCACTCACAGTATACAATGAAGTACTACTTGTACTTGCATCAAAAGTACGCTCCGTACCATCAACAAAAACATTTAAGTCTGTTGATCCAGTAAAAAACACAAATGGCACAGCAAATGAGGTTTGAGTTGCACCTTGATTTACTGTGTAACTTATCCTTGGGGTATTATCACTTAAAGCTATAGTCATTAATATCTTGCCCTTAAAGTTTTTTCTAAACCATCATCATCAATATCAACTAATGTATTTCCAAGTTCGTTCACCATATCTTTTATAAACCACAATCTCATGTATGGCAAATTTTTTATAATTTGCTTAGATCCTGCACCATACTCACCAGTAACAAATTGCTCCATTCCTCTGTACAATTCTACAGCTATACTTGGTCCTGCACCACCTATTGATGTTACTGCATCAGTTATATTTTTTTCTTGTGGAAACTTAGGCTGTAATAATCCCATAGATATATCAGGTCCACCAAGTGCCATACTTGTGTTCATTGATGTATATAATAAATCACTATACATAGCTAATATTCCAGAGGCATCTATTGCTCTAGCAAACTGATCTTCCCAAGCCATATTATCCCACATGGCTTCACCACCTTTAGTATTAAATTCTGACTTGATTTGCAGTGATAACCAACCAAGAGCAGTCGCTGTAGTAACAGCCGCCGCTCTATTTTTTGCTTGCCCAGTTGCCAAAGCCGCTGTAATTTTGTTAGCCGCCGCAAAACTATAAGACCAAAACTGAAATGGCAATCCTGCTAGACCAGTTTCTATCCTTGTATATCCTTTAAATCTTACATCTTCTTTCATACCAAACTTTTCACCAATCCATTTAGGTATGTAAACTACACCATCTGCTACTATTGGCTTATCAGCAGGGGTAGCCATTAATATTGTATTCATAATACCATTGTTTAATGCACCTCTAAATGCCTCTAATGTTTCATCACTAGCACCACCTTCAAGCCATTTTTCAGTATTAGCAAGATATACACCATTGCCACCTATATCTTTTGTATTCTGTATAACTCCATCATCATATAATCTATTAATAGTTTTAGATTTACTGGCATCTATCCCATATCTTCTAAGATAAACAATCTGATCTTTTGTTGCAGTACCTTTTGCATCTCTTATAGAAAAATCTATAAGTTCATGTTGTCTAATTGTAGCATCTAGCTTCTTCATTAGATTAGTCATTGGTGCTAAACCATTAAGAAGATAAAAAGCATTTCTTACTTTACTCATTTGTAACTGATAGCCTTCAGCTAATGGATTATTTGTAAGATCTTCAACAAATCTCATATGCACATCACCTTGTAAGATCTCTAATATCTCACCTGCAAGTCTACCTTCTTTAGTTGTAAGCCTTACTCTTGAGTCTTTAAGCAAACCATTAAGACCTTTCATCACATTACCAATGTCATGCTCCATAAGTATCTTTGCTAAATCAGGTAATGTACTAAATCCTGATGATCCAAGATAATTAAGTTGTGCTAGATCTCTTAATACTATTACTGCTTTTTGATCTAACCTATCAGGGTTCTTAATTACGTTACCTACTACTCGATCATACAAATGTAAGAAATCTCTATTAAATTCATTCACTTGTCTTTCAGACATACCTGCCTTAAAGTTATCAGCACTCATATCATTTATAACTTCGTCTACAGTTCTACCATTATATGCTTTTGCAAACTCATATTTAGGTGCAACTCTTTGTGTATATACTCTCATAACTTGTACTGGATTTGTAATTATAAAGTCAGCTACTAATTTATTAGGTATATCTAGATTTCTATGTCTTAAATGTTTTGATTTGCCATGCCCATAAAATGCCATCATATCATCAGTAACATCTCTGCCTTGTCCTAAAATATTATCAATAGTTTGGTTTACTCTTTTCTCAATATTGGCAGGATCAGTAGCTCTCATAACTTCATCTGTTGTTTGAGGTGGTACTCTCTCTATTGTGCCATCTTTATTCTTTACAAGAATAGTAGGATTGTTTGTGTACCAATCTTTTAATATAGTTTCAAATGTAGTCCTATTTTCTTTAATCTTAGTTTTGTCAAAATATCTTGGGAAAAACTTTTCCATATTTTCAGGTGTGGCTTTAAACTGCTTTGCATCTTGCAAACTTTTTCTAAGTGTAATTAATTCATTATTAGTATCTTTAATCTCATTAATTAATCTATCTCTATATGCAACTTGTCTTAATGATAAATTACGTTGACCAGATAACTTGCTTAATACTCTTAAATCAGTTTCAATATTTTTCTTATTAAGCACCATACCTTGTGTAGCAGGATCAAAAGTTTGTTTTTCTTGAATTAATCTTTTTAATGCTTCTTGATTAATTCTTAACTCTAAATCTGCTGTTGACTCTCCTGATTTTCTAAGAAACTTTCCATGAGAAAATTCGTGATATACAACAAAATCATAAAAATCATCATAGTTATTTATATAATCTCTATGTTTATGTAAAAATGCTTGATGCTTACCTGATATTGTATCTTTAACTTTCATTGGTACTATTTTTGATTCTATAACAAAACCACCTTCACCTCGTTTTACTATCTCAATACTTTTAGAAACATCTTCATTCATGTATGCTTGAAAACCTGCATCATCATTTTTAAAATCACTATATCTTTTAAATGCTCTTCTCATATTTCTTTCATTTAATAATACTGTGCCAGTAGGATCTGTATAAATATGTACACCTTGTAAATTATCAAACTCTTTACCTTCTTCAGGAAATAATCGTGAGTAAATTTCATCTGCTCTTTGTTGGTCGTTTACAAATCTACCTACTCTTCCATCATCAAAAAATCTATCTACAAATTGTTGTGGTGTTAATCTTCTAGTAGGAATATAAGTTTCTTGTTTTCTGCTACCTTGCAAGATACTTCTAGCATCATTTGCCAGTGCATCAGCGGCAGTCATTTCATCTTGATTTGCACCTCGTCTTACTACATTTTTTAAGTTATCTGTAGCTACTATAAGTCTTTCTGATTTCTTAATAATAGATCTTTCAAGATTAGGTATATCTCCTATTATACCTACATCTCTTAATCTCTTTTCCCATCTTTCCATAAAGTCATCTACAATAGTTTTTACTTTTTTATCTAATGGTGAAAGCCTTTCATCTTTTAATATTCTTGTATAAGTGCTAGATAGCCACTCGTGATAACCTTTTTTATTAAAATCAACATCTATGTAATTATTATTTTTACCAGTATGTTCAGCATATAACTGTCTTAACTGGTCATGTGCTTTTACATACTCACCTTGTCTTATAGCAGATTTAGTATTGACAGATTGACCTAATGATTTACCCATCTTATGACCCATAAGTTGCATACCTAGATCTGCGGCTAGTTTATAAAATTTGCTTTTAGATAGTTCAGGTAAGATGTCACTTTGCATTGCCTTTTTAAAAGGTGTCACTAATGCTTTAAATATTGGACTATCAGTATAAAAATTTGGTGGTAGTTTGAATGGATCTATCCTCTTACCTTCTGCATCAAAGGTTGCAAACTCATTGACTTCTCTTCTATTAAGTTCTGCTCTTATTTTTTCATATCTTCTATGAACAAATCTACGATCATTTCTTAATGACTCTACACCATTATTAAATCTTATAATGTCATCTAACTTTGCTATTTCATCTTGTATTCTTCTTCTTCCAGTAGTACCTAAAAATCTTTCATTACCCTCTCTTTTAGTTTCAAGTAACCTTATATTATTATTTATCTTGGCTTGTATTTCATCTATAGATCTTAAGGCTTTGTTTACAGATGCTTTTTGTCTAGGTGTAAAAAAGTTTTGTGCTTCTTTTTCTTTAATTCTATTTAATAAATCTACTTGTTTTTTTGTAAGACCAATAGTTGCTCTTTCACCTTTAGCTTGTGCTTCTAAATCTTTTTTTATTCTTTGTAATGGCTCACCAAATTGTTTTGCGGCTTCTTTTACTTTGTTAATAAATTTTGCAGTATTTTCAATGCTTTGTAATAATTTATTATTTTGCTGTATTAACTCTGGAACTTTATCTGTATCTTTTTGCAAATCTTTAACAAGTTCTTTCCTACGATCTCTTAATCCTGCAAGTTGTTGCACATCTCTAATTCTTTGATCTTGTAACTTAATAGATATTTCTTCATCTATTCTTGCCATTTTATTTGGCAAATCTTTTTCAAAGCCTCGTATTGTTGCTTCATCTGCTTCTTTTAATAAATCACCTACATCATTTCTATCTAAGTCTTTTTCAGTTCTAATTTTAGGTGTTTTCTTTTTCTTAGGCTTTACATCTTGATCTGCCATAGCTTGTTCTTGTCTTGCTACTGGCTCAGCAAGCTCTTCATGGAATCTAGCATCAGCTTCCAGTTCATCTAATGTTTTAGTAAGCCTTCTACTTACTACACCACCAATAACACCACCTAGTATAGATCCTGCTACAAATGACATTCCTATATTTGCGGCTACTTCTTTGCCAGTAGATAATGGATCAAATGGGTGTCTTAATAATTCTTGCCCTGCTGTAAGTGTGGCAACACCTGCACCAGTTCTTACTGCCGCTTTCATTGCACTTAATGTGAACCCACCAAAAGGTATAGTAAATACGTTGATAGGATCAAACATACCTGCAACTATTTGACTACCAAAACTACTATATTCTAATATTTTTCTTCTTCTCTCATTAGCTAATAATTGTTTTTTTAGCACACTCATATGTTCTGCATTTACAGCATCTTTGAGATAGTCAGACATATCTTCATAGCCTTCCATATCTTCAAAAGGATCGTAGTCTTGATCTCTCATAGACTCGTCAAACATAAAAAAGTTATTTATAGCATTATTAAATGGTGCATATGTATAACCTAAAGATGCAGATATTGTTTGACCTAATGACACATCTCTTTCTTCTTCTTCCTGAGAAAATGCCTGAAAGGTTGCAGGTTTGTAACTTGTTATAGTATTTTCAACTTCTAGTTGAGTTAACAAAGGTATATCAGCAGTAGGTTTATACTGCACATCTTGACTATCCCAATAATTAATTGTCACCTAGTCCACCTCGTCTTAATTCTTTTGCATCAAATGCCATCAAAGAACCATCAGGCAATCTTATAGGTCTATAAAATGCACCTTTTTGTGTAACTGCTACATATCTTACATCATCTTTTCTACTGCCATAAGGTATAGGCTGTAAGTAAACCGCTGTATCTACTGCATCAGGTTGCACAGCATCTACTCTAGTGCCAGTAGAATATTGTACTTTACCATTTATTACTTGAGTTGGCTGATACTTTAAAACAAATTTTCCTGCAGGTCTTTTAACTACCTTTCCAGTTTTTTCATCAAATTTTTCTTGAAAATGCTCTAAATCATTTAATCTTCTTTGTATTATTGATCTTGCAAAACCATCTTCACCATTAGTAAATATTGCTTTTAAAGCATATTTAGATTTATCAGGATTATCTCCTCCTGCATAAAAATCTACAACAGTGCTTTCTCCATCAAGATATATACCATCTCTTGAAAGAGTTAATATTTCATCTGTAATTTTTTTAGTAAGACCCATTGATGCAGACATATCAACAACAAATTGCAAATCTCTTGCTTCAGTTCTATCAAAACCTAGTGTATTTGTAAGATAATCAAATGAGTTTTTTTCTTTACCAATAATAGTCTTAAGATTGCTTTTAAAATTAGACACACTTTCAGGCTGTGTTCTAGCTTGATATACCTGCTTAATTTTTGTTAACATTTGTGCTTGTGTTACTGGACCACCATTAGCACCTTCTACATCAAAAAATGATGTCTTACCTCTGTATGCAGGTATCAGTTTTTTAGCAATACTATATATAGCATATGTTTCTTCACTTACTGCACCATACATTTTATCAACTCTAATACCACCTTCTAATACTTGACTATACTTTTGAAAATAGTTCATGGCTCTAGTTATTTCGCCTTCATCTCTGCCATTAAGTGCATTATCCATAAAATTCACAAATGCAGAAGAAAAATTACCTCGTGCCATTTGTGCATCTATTCTCAATGCTCTAGGAGTTCCGGTTCTTAATTCTTCTTCAAACTCTTGTTGAAAATATGCCGCACTTATATTATGACCTTTAGATAAAATGTCTTGTTCTTTTGATGTATTCCCAAAGTTTTGTTGACCAATTCCATCAGCATTAGCCATAGTATTTGTTGTAATTTGATTTTCAGCAATAATAGCATCTGCTCTGTTTGCTGATGCAATATTATCATTTATAGCTTTTCCAGTTGCAAAAACTATTGCATCTTTTTGTAATGATGCACCTGATACCTCTATAACAGTATTATATACTTTCTTTTGTTCAGCATTTAATAATGATGGATCTCTTTGATATAAAGCATTTTGTAATTTACCAAGATCATCACCAGTTTTAAATAACTGAGATTTGACAATAGTATTTTCTAAACCCATAACAACAGCAGTGTTTAATGCTGTACTAACTTCACCTTTTGTTAATAATATTCTTTGACCGTTAACAACTAAACCAGTACCCTCAGTTGCTTTGAATAATTGAGTTTCTGCATTTTTTATTCTAGTCTTTTGTTCTTCTGTTATTACACCACCATTATTAAATACTTCATTATGAATAGATTGTAATTCCATTTGAAACTGTGTTTTATATTGTTGTGATTGTTGATAGATAGTTGAGTCATTTCTATACTTAGCAATGTCCCTTTGTAGTTCTAAATATTTTCTATTTTTATCTGCATAAATTTGTCTTTGTGTTTCACTTACTTTATCCTGAACACTACTAAGATATTTTTTTACTTCATTTCTATAAGGACTACTTTCAATCTTATCTAATAAAACTTTTTCTTTATCAGACAAATCTTTTGGCAATGTGCCAGTTCTAAAATAATTTTCTATTTCATGTATTTGTGCAGGTGTTTTATCTTTAGTTAAAATATTTACCAATGCAAAAGATACTGCTGTTTTTGCAGAAGTATCTGTTTTTCTATGTGTATCAACAGCAAGATTATTAGTAGTAAGATTACTATTATTTTTCTGAACAATAGCTTGAGCATTACTTTCTAAATCTTCTAATTCTTTATCTAGCTCACCTATAGTTGCTTTATTAATTTTATCTCCTGCAATAGATATTAGATCTGCTATATTAAGATTATCGATTTGATTTGCCTGAAGTGATGCTATTCTCATGGCTTCTTTTGTTTCCTCAGTAGCCATAGCATTGAAGTGTTGTGCAGACAGTTTAGCAACAGTTTCTGTTATGCCACCTACATATCTTTCACCACCACTTAGTTTTGTCTGCTCTATATATACAGACATTTCATTTTCTACATTTTTAGAAAACTCACTAGACGTTCTTGATTTCTGTCTTATCTCATTTAATTTACTAAATATATCTACATTAAGAGCATCTTCATATCTCTTCTGTATGATTGGTTCTGCGGCATTTTTTGCCACATCACTAAGAGTAGTTGGTGTTGTTTGAAATGCTAGATTACCATTATCATCACGAACTGGTAATGTTAGACCTATTTCTTTACCAAGTTTAATTTGTTCTTGCTCTGCATCTGCAAAAAACTGTGTAGCAAGTTGTTGACCAACTCTTGCTAAAGTTTGACCTGCTTCTACTGCACCAGTATTTACATTATTAACACCTACTGGTTTATTTACAAAGCTAGTACCTTTTGCTTTTAAAAATTCTACCATTATGTATAAATCCCACTACCATAACCTACTCTTTTAAACTCAGGTGATAAAGCACTACTTGTTGGTGAGTTTGACATTAAAGGTTGTGCTTTACTTGCTCCACTAATCAGTGTACCAAATGCTTGATACCTAAATGCCCTTGCTCTATTTCTGCCTCTTTCATCTGCTATCTGTTGTGCTTGTGATAACTTACCTAGTGTAGCTAATTCTTGTACTCTTGCTCTTCCAACCTCTGTAGCCATTTCTCTTTTAGCTTTATCTTGTAATGCTTTTAAACTTCTATCTTGACTTATATCTCTGCCACTTACACCTGCAATAGCTTGATTTGTATTCAAAAAAGTTTGTAGATTTGCAAGTCTAATATTATGTTCTTGCAATGCTCGAAGCCTACTCATTTTCTTTTCTGCTTCTAACTGTCTTTGTTGAAGTGCGGCTTCTCTTTTTGCAGCTTTTGCCGCACTCATAGAACCCATAAAAGAAACTGCTGTTGAACCTATTGCTAATGCTAATGTTAAACTCAAAATGCTACCTCTACTATCATTCCATTAATCTGTAAATCCAAAGGAAAAGACTGTGATACTATAACTCTAGGATCACGACTATATC